ATTTTCGCAGCGGGAACGCACAACCAGCGAAAGCAGTATATACACCTCGTTCTGATCCATCGGCATCATGTCAAAGTTGATAAGGTGCATTCTGCCTAGCTCGATACCTCCAGCATGGAGCAGCGGTGGCAGATATAGGATAAACATAAGCCACTTCGCCCACGGCAACGCAACAATCGCCGCCTTGGCGTTATTAGCTGCCGTGACCGAGTTCAGATGTGCAAGCGCCACGTCCTTGTCGGCACCGATCTCGGCTAGCTGTGCGTTACCGCGCGCACTGATCCACGCCGCTAGCGTGTTTGCCAAACCAGGTAATAGCCCAAGGAGCAGGCCGAACATTAGGTGCTCTTCTCGGGCATGAAGAAGCCGGCAGCGCCTGCAACACCAGCAACGGCGAACATTACGTACTGTACTAAGCCAGCGTCTACGTGGACGCCCAGCCCGACTAGCATCGCCGAGATACTGGCCGCGGTGGAGGGTTCTCGCAGTCGTTCGGCCACGTACACGAAAGCCAGTTTCATCACAGCACCTTTTTTACTTCTTTGGTAATAGCGTCCTCGGCCTTAGCCACGGTGTTCTTAGCCCCGGTGATAAGCACCTTCTCTTCGCCTACAAAAACGTTTTGGATCTTGGGCCAAAAATACAAAAGCGCCGCACCACACACGACGCCAGCAACGAAAAACACCGGTTCCATATTATGCTCCTGCTTTAACTGGCACGGGCATCGTGCCCGGCATGGGTTCGGTCTGGCGCTTCTCGTGCCAGGCACTGATTCGGTTTAGGGCGTATATCGCCGCAGCAATGACCGCTAGCGCTATTGCAATCGATAGGGCCGGGTGGGTCCCGATCCAATTGGCTACGCTGCCAGAAGCTACAGCTCCGCCGGCACCGGCACCCTTGATGACGTTCTTGGCGCCGGTGGGGGCTGGATGCTGCGCTTTGCCGCGGGATTGGGCGCCCTCGTCGGACGGCTGAGTGGGGGCGCCGATAGCCATCTTCTGGCTGGCTAGCTTGCCGCGCCGACAGCGGGAGCCCCAGCCGCCGCCAAAACGCGACCACGTAGATAGGCTCTTAAGGAACCGTAGGCGCTCGTCCCAAACTGCGTCGCAAAGTTGTTTCGTGTCCCGCTTACGCATCGCGGTAAGCACGTCGGTCGTAACACGCCAGTCGGTCGTGGGCATGTCACACAGCCGACGGATGACTTTACCGGCGCGGGCTACACCGCTGTTAACGCCGTAGTCGAACAGCGCATAGTCCAACCCCGCGGGTTCGTCGTAGCCACGAGTCACGTTCCAATAGCGTTCTTGGAAGATCTTCTTAGCCTGGTCGACTGTTAGCGCCCGCACGTCGGCTGCGGTAGCGTTAGCCTTGATGTACTGGCGCACGTCGCCAATCGTGATCCCGTATTTGGTGGGGCCACCCGGATCGCCGGCGTCGTTGCTGTAGCCGCCCTCGTCGGCCAGCACCCGCGCTAATGCATTGGGATAGTTGACTGCAGTCATAGCTTAATCATCATGTTGATAGTGGCACTTGGTTGGATGTTGTTGTGGGCGCCGCCGCTACCAGCTGAACCGATGCTGGTGGAGGTGGAGGTAGTGGTGACAATGTTGGCGAACCCTATGCCTGTGGCGATGTTACCGACACTGGAAGCACTCTCGGAAAGCTGAAGGCCGGGGGAGCCCGATGCCCCCGCCGCAATATTATGGATGTGCCCAGTATCGCCAGAAGACGATACCGATACCGACGATGCCGAGTGGCTATGACTCGGCATTTCCGTCGATGTCAAAACGTGAGTCTCTTCACCAAGAGTTCCGGCTGCTCCATACGAAGTTAACCCGGTACCGGCACCGGCTATTACTAACGCGCGACTCGAAACCTTAGGTAGTTGTAGTGTTTTACCGTTAGTGAAGTCGTTAAAAGCGTTGCCAGTACGGCCGCCACTCACCGGACAGTTAGCATCTAGGTAGATGCTATAAAAAAGCAAAAATAGCGCCTGACAATCCGCATTTGCGCGAATGGTAGCCCCAGATCCAGCCTTTCCTATAGTGCCGTCGTTAGCGCTAATAATCCAGCCGGGATCGGCAACAGACTTATAGGTAAGTTTAACATCACCGGTAGAAGCCACAGGTATGCCGGCTGCTATGAGGGCAGCTATATCTGCAGCGGCGAGAATACTCAGCCCCTGCGTAGAAGCCGCCAGCTCCGTGGGCACGCCAGTGCCAGCAGTCGTTCGCCCAAGCACATTGCCGCCGCCCACCATGTTCAGCGTGTGCGTAGAGTTGGCCGCATTCGTCGCGGCCGTGCCCCAGTTGGACGGCTGCACGAGCGTATTGTCCACGCCGTCAGACTTGGCCGAAACGAAATTATGGGTAATCGTTACAGTCATTGGTCGTCCTTACACCGGCCCTAGCCAGGGCTGCGTACGTCTTGTTTGGAATCCGCGGGGGTACTTCCAGCGCTGCCCGCCGTATATATTCTGGTGCCGCACCTCAACAGACGCCTTGGCTATGGCGGCCTGGAAGCGCTTAAGGAAGTACACCGCCAGCGTAGTGTTCGAGTACGGCTTGGCATTCTGTGCCATTAGCCGCCCAGTCACACCCTCGGTAAGATCGTTGTTATATTTAGACGCGATCCACGTAGGGAACTGCGGGTTGGCATCAGCATCGGTGGGGTCGGTGAGGACAGTGACAACAGTTACAGTGTATGTGTCGGCCTGCTGCGGGTTTACATCCAGCGTTATAGTGCCGATAGTCTGCATATTCCCATTGCGCTGAGTTTTGTCGCTAGCCTTAATATTAATAAGGCGATGTATACTGCATGGTGTTACGGGAGGCGCAGGAAGCGTATAAATATTTGTCGTGCTAACAACAGGTAGTGCGATATCCTGCTGCCATATATTCGATTCCTGCAGAAACTCGTTTACAGCGCCGTAGTATTCCCAACGAATGGCATTATCCAAGGCGCCGGGGCAGCGCACCCGCACTGTGTTCAATAGCCTAGTTACGTCGGGGCTATCAGTCATTATGCCTTAACCCCGGTTAGGTGTTCGTGCCACAGCCCCATGAACTCCGCAGCGCGCGGGTCCTGCGTGTTCTCTTCGTCTCGGATTTGGGCTTGGGCGCACATGTAATACACGAACGCCATACGAAACATGTTATCGACCGGCACGGAGGTGCTATCGTTGGCTACGAAAAACGGCAGTGTCGCAAAAGCAGGAAGAAACAGATCCGGCCGAAGCCGGCGCGCATCAAGGAACGCGCTGTTTAGGGCGTCCAGCAAATCCGCGTCGGGGTAGCGGAACGGGACTACCGCATCCTGAAGGAGTACCCGGGCGCGCGATATGTAGTTGGCGACAGTATCGAGCGCGGCCATGTTACCTCGAAAGTAAGTTTAGGAGGGACTGGCCTTGGCATCCAGCTGTACCAGCCCCAACAACTTCTCAAGGACTACTTAGACCTTGATAACAATCGCTTCGGTGAGCGCCTTCGGGTCCACGACTTTGGAGCCGTAAACCTGCAGTCCACGAAGCACCGTGCCGAAGGTCATTTCGGAACGGATCGTCTCAACCTTCGCGACTTGCGATGCGAACGTCAGGCCATGAGCGTGGCCCGCGTACACAGCGTACTCGCCGGAAGCCAACCCGCCGGCAGTGCCGTTGGGAAGCAGGTTCGACGCATACACAGTGAAGCGATCCACCATGCCGAGGCGGCCGTTACGCAGCATCGTGACGCCATCACCCGACAGGTACGCCTGACGGAGTTCCGACTTCTTGATGAGTGTAGCTGCCCAGGTCGGCAGAACGAGCCACCGGCCCTGCTCCGGGATGTTCTGCTCATCGAGCGTCTGCCCGAGGCGCAGGATCATGTCCAGGATGTCCACCTGGCCGACCGCCGGCGAAGTGGCCACAATCGACAAAGGAGTACCAGTGACGCCCAGATTGATGGCAGCGCTGATCTTGCCGGCAGTGGTGCCGCGGTTGGTAGTGACTTCACCGCCATGAAGAAGTTTGTTCTTCAGGATGTCGGTGTCGATGACGATCTTCATCTGCTCGGAAGCGTCATCGCCCCACATGCTCAGGAGATTCAGATCGCTCTGAACGTCCATCACATCGTCGAGGATCGTGTTGAAGTACTGCCCGGTATCGATGAGCAGCTGGATCTTGGTGCCAGTCGGGCGCTGCAGTTCGAGT